TGCTTTAGCTCTAGCTATGATGCAAGACCTAAAGATTGAAAGCCAAAGAGATGCTTCTTTGAGAGCAGACGAAATTGTAGCAACAGCAGTATATGGTGTTGGAGAAATCCATGACACTTATGGTGTTGAAATGCTCAACGAGTCAGTAATTAACTAAAAAAACTAGGGGTGGTAAAACACCCCTTTTTAAATTAAGGTGGTCTTATGAGTATAATAAAATTAAAAAAAGGCGATAAAATCATTGAAAGAACAATAGATGATTTTGACAAGAATGAAAACACTTGGAGAATTAGGGGTTATAGTCCTATGGAAGAAGCAAGTACATCAGATAAAACAGAAAAGAAAAAACCAAAAAAGAAATCTAAAAAATAATGGCAACATCAACTTTTAGTGTAGCATTATCTCATGTTCAGGAATATCAGCCTGACATAGCTGGTTTTGGTATTGCTAGTTTTGATACACAATTACAACACGCTGAAGATGATGTTATCAGGCAAGTAAGAGAAGAATGGTGGGAACGATACAGACATACAGTAAGATATAAAGACATAACTAAGGTTACATCTATAGAATTAGATAAAAGTAAATTAACAGCAACACAATTTAGAAGAGCAGTTTGTTACAAGGCTTTAGCTGATTATATCTTTCCAATGCTCACTAAATTTAGAGACCCAGATACAGGCGAGGGTAAAGATAGTTTCCAAGTACAAATGGATTATTACAGAAACAGATATAACGAGGAGTTTCAAGCAGTATTAAGAGATGGTGTTGAATATGATGAAGATGGTGGGGGAACTATTTCAGATAGCGAAAAAGAACCAATACATACTCTTAGACTAATTAGATAATGGTAGCAGATATAAATATCAAAGCTAATGTAATAGATGTTTCTAATTATATAAAATCAATAGAGGTTGCTATGCCAAATGCAATACAACAAAGTTTGGCTAGAGTTTCAGCATTTGGAGTAAAACAAATAACGGACAAAACTCAATCAGGAAAAAAACCTGATGGTGGCACATTTATACCATACTCAAAACAATACAAACAATCTAAAGAATTTAAGAAAAAAACAAACAAGTTTGTAGACTTAACTTTAAGTGGAAATATGTTTAGATCACTTACTTTTAAAGCAACAAGAACAAGAGGAACTCTATTTTTTAGGAGACAAACAGAGGACATAAAAGCATTTAAACATGATACAGGTGTAGGCAAACTTCCTGTTAGACCTTTCTTTGCTATTGGACGAAGAGATGAAGATAAGATAAGAAAATTATTTTTAGACCATCTTTCAAAAGGTGTTAAAATATGAGTAAGAGAGAAAATATAGCTGGAGACATAATTACTAAACTAGATGCAGTTTCTAGTCCTATAGAACTAAAACTAATTAAAAGAGAACCATTTAAGCCTGAAGAGTTAAGTAATGCACAGTTTCCATCAGCTTTTATACAAACAGGGGACGAAACAAGAGAAATGCTAACATTAGGAGATGTGGGTTCTGGTAAAAGGCAAGGAACGATAGACTTTGTTATAGTTGGTTTTGTCAAGGGAACAGACTCAAACATTGACACACTTCGCAACCAACTTATAGAAGTAGTGGAAGAAACTTTAGACAATGACATTACGAGAGATGGAAATGCTTTACATACTCAGATTATTGAGGCTAGTACAGACGAGGGCGAACTATTCCCTTATGGTGGAGTGAGAATTGTGGTAAGAGTTTTATATGAATTTGTAAGGGGGACTTCATAATGGCTAAAAGAATAAAAATATATTTTCCTAACGGAAATCAAGAGATGGAAATATTTGATGACCAGCTAGACAAATATCTTGCAAAAGGTTTTAAGAAAGATAAAAAAGAAGATAGACCTCTTCCAAAAAATGATTTAGAAGAAGAGGAAACAAACATAATAGAGGAGTAAATTATGGCAACTCAAGTAGGAACAAGTGGGGTTGTAAAATCTGGTGCTAATGCGATTGGAGAAGTAACTGCTTTCACTCTCAATCAAACTATGGACACAGTAGAAGATACAGCTTTAACCGACTCAAACAAATCTTATAAAGTGTTAAGAGGAGACGCAACTGCAACTGTAGAATGTCATTTTGATAATGACGATACTGCTCAAGAGGCTCTTGATGTAGGTAACACAGCAACTTTAGAATTATATCCTGAGGGTGCTGATAGTGGAGATGAATATTTCGTAGGTACAGCTATTGTAACAGGTAATGATGTTTCAGTATCTATGGACGGAATTACAAGCAGAACTTTCTCTTTCCAATTTACAGGTGGAGTAAGCACAGCAACAGTATAATAATTTGTGGTAGATAAAATTGATTATTTTCAAGGTGTAAGAGATCACTTTGAAAATTTAGAAGTTAAAATTATAGAAGTTCCTGAGTGGGGTCTTGAGGGCGAAAAGGCTATGTATGTTCAGCCTTTTACTATGCAAGAAAAGATGAAACTTTTTAAAGGTGCTAATGACTCAGATTTAAATGTGTTGATTGATGTTATTATTCAAAAAGCACAAAATAAAGATGGGGAAAAAATGTTTGATATTGGTCATAAGCCTAGATTTAAAATAAAAGCTGATACTGATGTCATTTCAAGAGTTGCTACTGAGATTTTACGAGTTGATGAAGTTTCAGACTTTAAAAAAAAATAATTTCCAATCCTGAGATACATAATATATTCGCTTTAGCTGAGGCTTTGCGAATGTCAGCAAGTGATGTATTGCAAATGTCAGTTTCAGAGTTTAATATGTGGTTAGCTTTTTTTGAGCATAAACGACAAAAAGCTGAACAAGAACAAAGAATGAAAAAGAAATAATGGCAACTAAAAAAGTTCAAATTGACATTTTAGCTAGAGATAAGACTAGAAAAGCCTTAAAATCAGTTCAAGGTGGACTTAATAATATTAGAAGTTCAGTATTTAATTTAAGAAATGCAATTATAGGAATAGGTGCTGGTGCAACAATAAAATCATTTGTTGACGTTGGGAGACAAGTAGAAAACCTTAGTTTAAGATTTAAATTTTTATTTGGTAGTGTTGCAGAGGGTTCTAAGGCTTTTGATACTCTTGTTGACTTTGCGGCTCAAGTTCCTTTTTCATTGGAAGAAATACAATCTGCATCAGGTAATTTAGCAGTAATAAGTAAAGATGCTGAAGAGCTAGGAGAAAACTTAAAAATTGTTGGTAATGTTGCGGCAATAACAGGTTTAGATTTTAGAACTACAGCAGAACAAATACAACGATCTTTTGCTGGTGGTATAGCTAGTGCTGATATTTTTAGAGAAAGAGGTGTTAGAGCATTACTAGGTTTTGAAGCTGGTGCAACTGTAAGTGTTGAAAGAACTAAAGAGGCATTTTTTAGAATATTTGGCGAGGGTGGAGAGTTTGGTAATGCAACTGATGAATTAGCAAAAACTTTTGATGGTACGTTGTCAATGATACAGGACAGTATTTTTAAATTTAGAAAAGAAGTTGCTGATGCTGGATTGTTTGACTTTGTCAAGTTCACAGCAAAAACAGTTGATGATGCAATTAAATCAAATTTTGGTTCTATTGAAATATTTGCTCAGAGAACAAGTAATACTTTAATTGATGCTTTTGAAAATATTGCTTTGGGTTTTGTAAGTCTTGGTTCAATATTTAATACACCAATACAAATAATGTTTGATGGAGTTAAAAATCTTTTAAGGTTTATGGGAACTATACCTGAGCCTTTTAGAAGTTTTGGTATTATAGGTTTCTTAGCATTAGGTTTTAAAGGTAGAGCCGCAGTTATTCTAGTAGGTGCTTTTTTTGAAAAAATACAAGATTTAGTTGTTAGTTTAGGAAAAATTGTAGGAGAAACGATAGAAAAAATTGATGCAGATTTTAAAAAAGGTTTTGATGATTTAACTGATGAGGCAAAAGATTTTGTAAAAATATTTGCATCTGATTTAGAAAAGTTAGAAGATTTTACAGAAATTAAGGGAAACTTTGAATTTTTTGAAGATGGCAAAGGAGTAAGAATTATTAAAAAATTCTTTGAAGATTTTAGAGCAGAGTTAGATCAAACAAATAAAGAAGCAGAGTCATTAGAGGGTGCTTTTGCTGTAGGTTTAGGTGGTGGTGCTGATGTTATTATTAAAACAAAAGAAGAATTAACAGACTTTCAAAAATCTGTTCAAGCATTTAATAAAGGGTTTTCTGAAACATTTAAAACAGCTATTGATACAACTACAGCTTTTGAATTAGCTGGTAAAAAAGCATTTAGAAGTTTTGATAGTGAATTACGAAATGCTTTAAAAAATGGTAAATTTAGATTTAAAGAATTTAGAGAGTCAATTATTTTAGACTTGTCAGCAATAATCGTAAAACAACAATTAGTCATAGCTGGACAAAGAGCTTTAGGATTATTGAAAAAATCAAGTATTGGCTCAAATATTATTACAGGTATTGGTAAAATACTTGGATTTGCTGATGGTGGTATTGCTAAAGCTAATAAACCAGCCATAGTAGGAGAAAGAGGTGCTGAGTTAATTGTTCCAAGACAAGATATGCAAGTTATTCCAAATAATAAATTAGTAGGTGGTTCAAATGTAAATGTAACATTTAATATCAATACTGTTGACGCAAGAGGTTTTAATGAATTATTAACTAATAGCAGAGCAACAATTGTAAATATGATAAATGGTGCTGTAAACGAAACAGGAAAACAGGCAATTATATGAGTGGTGCATTACCAAGTTTGGATTTCAAAGCATTTAATTTTAAAAGTGAACAAAGAACTTTGCGTAGTACAACTGATAGTGGCAAAACTTTTCGTAGACAAGTTGATGGTCAAAGATGGGCATTTACTCTTAGCTATCCTTTAAAAACAAGAACTGAGTTTGCACCTATACAGGCTTTCATAATAAAACAACGATCAGGTAAAGAAAATTTTACAATTACTTTTCCAAGTTATTTTAATGCTCAGGGTTCAGAAACAGGAACAGTAAGAGTTAATGGTTCACATACTGCTGGAGATACAACGATAACTGTAGATGGTCATGCTGGAGATACTGCTGGTTCTTTCAAAGCTGGGGACTTAATAAAATTTAATCACAGTAAAGTTTATATGATTGTATCTGATGTAACCCCAAGTTCTAACGCATCAACACTAACTATAGAACCACCTTTAAGAGATGCTTTAGCTGATGATGAGCAAGTAAACTATGATAGTATTACTTTTACAGTTCATCTTAATTCTGATGTACAAGAATTTGCAACTAACACTATAGATAAAGATAATAATATTTTAGTTAATTATGAGTTTGATGTTATTGAGAGTTTATAATGGCAAGAGGATTAACAAGTGCTGTAAAAACGGAGTTAGCTACAGGTAACATTAGACCTGTAAATTTATATGATATTAACTTCGCTACACCTTTATATTTAACAGATTGTAGTTATAATTTAACTTCAAGTGTATCTGGGACTTCAAGAACTTATACTGCTTCAGGTCATGTACTTGGTATTAGTGATGCACAAGAGGGTTCTAAGCCTATTCGTAACTCACTTACTTTAGTTCTTTCAGGTGTAGATCAATCTTTTATTTCAATAGCTTTGAATGAAAATATTATTTCATCAACAATAAATATTTATAGAGGATTATTGAATAGCTCTAATTCTTTAATTGCTGACCCTTTTCAAATATTTAAAGGTTTTGTAAATGAATATGCAATAGAAGATGATACACAAACTGCAAGATTGACTTTAAATATTTCTTCACATTGGGGTAATTTTGAAAAAGTATCAGGAAGAAGAACAAGCGATAATTCGCAACAAAGATTTTTTAGTGGGGACAAAGGTTTTGAGTTTAGTGCGTTAACAGTACAAGATATTAAATGGGGTAGAGAGTAATGGGTTTTGGAAGTTTTATAGGAAGTGTAGTAAGATTTATAGCACCTGTCATTCCAATAATTTCCCCTATTCTTACAACAGTAAGTTTAGTTGCTACAGCAATTACTTGGTTAAGAAAACCTGATGAACCTGAATTTAATACAGACATTACACCAGAGAATATTGCAAAAGGAGTTTTGTTAAATAAAACATCAGGTAATGGTCAAATACCTGTAATTTATGGAACAAGAAAAGTTGGTGGAAATATAGTTTTTTTAGAAACTTCAGGCACAGATAATCAATACCTTTATATGGCTTTAACTCTTGGAGAGGGAGAGATAGATGATATTACAAAAATATTTGTAAACGATAATGAAGTTACTTTTGATGGAGACCTTGCAGATAATGTTCAAAGAGATGTAGCAAGTTCAGATAGTAATTATTTTAGAGACTCAGCTAGTTTAATTAAAGTAGAACCTCATTTTGGTTCAGACTCACAAACAGCTTCAAGTTTGTTAGACACACTTACATCATGGACATCAAATCATAGACTTAGAGGAATATCGTATCTTGCTTTAAGATTTGAATGGAACTCAGACGCATTTGGTTCTATTCCAACTGTTAATGCAATAGTTAAGGGTAAAAAAGTTTACAATCCAAATCTTGATAGTACAAAAACAGGTGGTTCAGGTTCACACAGAGAAGATACAAGTTCTACTTGGGAATACTCAGATAATCCGATTTATCAATTATTAGATTATTTAAGAAACGATAGATATGGAATGGGTATTTCTAACGAATACTTTGATAGCAACTATGCAGATTTTCAAACTGCTGGGGATATTTGTGATACAAACATAACACCTTTTTCTGGTGCATCTCAAATAGATTTGATTGATAGTAATATTGTTATTGATACCTCACAAAAAGTTATTGAGAATGTTGAGAGATTTCTTACAGGCTCTAGAGCATTTTTAAATTTTAGTGCTGGTAAATACAAAGTTACAGTAGAAAGCTCAGGAAGTGCATCAATAACTCTTACTGAAGATAATATTATTGGTGGGATTGCAGTACAAAGTAAAAATCAAAATGAAAGATATAATAGAGTTATAGTAACATTTATCAATCCTGATAAAAATTTTCAGGTAGATGAGGCTCAGTTTCCCCCTGTAGATGAAACAGGTTTAGCTTCAGCAGATCA